ACCAGGTAATGAATTGGCAGAATCAACTTGAGGTATAGGAACTTGTATATATGGTTGTCCACTAGATCCTCCTGCAGGTTGGTCATTTCCATATGGATGAGTTTTAGCAGAAAAATTCCCTAACCCTCCTACATATCCTTTTGATTGGTAGTAATAAAAATTCTCTAAATTTGTAACTAATTCTACTAATGCCATTTTATCCGGGGATATTATTTAGGTATGGGTTATTTGGGGTAAAGAAATGTTTAAATCCACTAGCTATATCATTTGTAGGAGGATTGTTTTGGATATCTAATAAACCATTAAATCCTGTAAGGTATAAAAGAGAAGTATCGTCTGGGGGAGCGGCTTGGCTGCCTACTGCATTAACAAATGTACTATCAGGTAGATATGTTTGAGTAAACCCATACTCAGGAGTATTTATAGGACCATTATCTATTAAATCTAATCCTTGATTACCAGTGTAACCATTATTATATAGATTTCCTCCTTCTACTGCTCCTTCACCTACTACATTAGAAAATGTATTATCAGGTAAATAAGTTTGAACAAACCCATTTCCAGGAACATTTATAGGTCCGTTATTGTTTAAATCTAATCCTTGATCACCATTAAATCCATTATTATATAGATTTCCTCCTTCTACTGCTCCTTCACCTACATCATTAACAAAAGTATTATTAGGTACATATGTTTGGGTAAATCCACTACCAAGATCACTTATAGGTCCATTATTTTCTAAGTCAAATCCTTGGTTGCCTGAGAATCCATTGTTATATAAAGTTGAGTTTTCATTAGGAGCACCAGCTTCACCTACATTGTTAGTGTATGATGTAGTGTTAGAAGATATATCATAATTACTATTTAAAAGACTATTTCCATCAGAAAGTATAAAAACAGAATTTTCATTAGGTGGGGCAGACTGTCCTATATTATTAGCATATAATGAATAATTTCCTAAGCTAAGATCACTGTTATTAATTGATTCATTTACTAACCCTGAGATATTATTAGGGTTAGGGGAAGCTTGGCCTAGGTTGTCTGTATATTCTTCAATATCTTCTGGCCATAGGTTACTAAGGAATTGATAAAGCAACATTCCTGCAGAAGTTTGTTGAGCTAATGCATTTTGGGTAAGATATCCTGGGCCATCAGAAATAGTAACATAATTAAGATTACTGTTATCTTCGTAGTATAAGCTATTATATAAATAAGAATTTTCTTCTGAGGAGAATGTTTCACCTATTTCATTAGAAAATGTATTGTCGGGTAAATATGTTTGGCTAAAACCACTTCCTGCATCAAATGTATTTCCAAAAGTTGTGTCATAATTACTTCCCTCAAATTCGTCATCATCAATAAAATAAGAACTATCATCAGATGGAGCAGCTTGACCTACATTAAAGATATATCTATGGTTATCACTACCAAATGGATAATAATATTGAGAAAATCCACTCCCCACATCATAAAGATTATAATTAGGGGCAGTTAAATCTAAATCACTAATAAATCCTTCATTTACAAACCCAGATACATTATTAGGTGATGGAGCTGCTTGGCCTACATTATCAGTATATTGTGTTAAATTAGAGACATCTAGATTACTATTAAACCCATTGACTTCTAAATTTGAATTGGCTACTGCCGCTTGTCCAACGGAATTTAAATAACTATTTTCAGCAGTATATATTTGAGTAAAGTTACTTCCAATATCATTAATAATACTATTAGTATTATCTAATTGAGAAGTATTAATACCTTGTGTTGGTTGTATTGAGGGAGCTGTTATCACATCTGCAAAATTCTGTAATGCAGGAGATTTTAATGTAGTAGATGTGAGTAAATCAATTAGTGCCATGATTTAATTTGTTTATAAATATTAACGTAATCTTGAGGTTGACATACCTACTGAAGTTCCTACTTTATTGCCATCCATAGTAACTTTTCCTTCTTTACCTAAAATTTGACCTAATAACTGATTAGTTCTTTTTACTTCAGCTATTAATTCTTTTTGTTTTTCAATTGCACTCTTAACATCACCAGATACAGTACCTGCTGGAGCGCTTGAAAAGTCATTTACTGGGGTAAGGTCAGTTCCTGCTAAAATTGTATCTCGGTTATTAAATGAGAATGTCCCTTCAGGGGATAATAAAACACGGTCTCCGTATCCTCCTTTGTTTGAAGCTGGAGATAATAAGTCATCTGCTGTTTCTCCACCTCCTAAATAACCTTGAGCTGCAGCAACCATAGCTAAAACTGCCGCTGCACCTAATGCAGGTCCAGCAACCGGAATTGCAGACAAAGATCCTACAATTTTAGGAGAAGCAGATGCTATGCTCTTAAACATATTTCCTTTCTCTTTTTTAGAATTAGCACTAATTTGTTTACCTTCAGCTTTTTTAGTTTTAACAATGGTTGAGGCAATTTTTTCTCTGCCTTTCATAGTTCTAGAGAGGGCCTTTTCGCTTTTATTTATTTGACCATTAGTTTTATTTTCTTGTTGTTTAAGTTTATTTAAATTCTTTTGTTTTTTAATCTTATCATCTAAAGCTTTTTTAAGCTTATCTTCTTGCTTCATCAAACTACCATTTACTTTACCTTCAGCTTTTTTCTGGTTGGTTAGAGTTTTTTCTTGTTGGTTTTGTTTGGTTTTAGACTTATTTATTTTTTCTTCTAGTTTAAATTTATCACCAGTTAATTTATTAAGTCCTTTAATTAAAACTTCATTTTTCTTTAATGCATTTTCTTTAAAAGTTTCAATAGCTGTTACTATAGCTTGATATCCCTTTTGGGCCATCTGAAAACCTTTTATAGTAAGATATACACCAGCAATTGCTACAATTATTTTTTGGAAACCTGTTAATTCTTTATTTGCATCTGTAAGATTAGTAACTAAATCTGCAATTCCTCCAACAAGCCATATTACTTTTTGAGCAATGAATTCAAATATAGGTTTAATGTTATCTAAAGCACCTTGTATTGCTGGGAGGAGAGCTTTGCCCATTTCTTGTAGTTTACCTCCTAATTCTTTAACAGGGGCTTCTATTTTTTTAAATATGTCGTAAACATATGTTATTAAATATTCCCCTAATTTAAGTGCAAATCCAATAATAGGTTTTAAAAGAGATGAAAGAGTTTGAACAGCTCCTAATATTATAGGAAAAATTTTATCCCCCATTTCTTTAAACTTATCTACAAAACTACCTACGGCATCCATAGGAATAGCTCCACTAAAAGCAGCTAGCAGCTGGGAGATTTTAGGCATAATGTATGATTGGAGTTCCCTTAATGCATCTACAAATGGTTTAAAAGCACTATATACACTAGACCATGCTGCTTCTAACCCTTCAGCTCTTCGTTGTAATTGTTCACTTAAAGAAGCACCAGATTGTTGTGCTTTTAAACCATCTTTATGACCTTCTACTAAATCTCCTTGAATATTAGCTTGCTCTTTTTGAGTAACCATTGCTTTACTAAACTGGTCAAGACTTAGCCCAGCTGCTTTAGCTAATGATTCTTGTTGGATAACATTTAATTTAGCAAATTCTTCTTGGCCACCCATTTGGTTCATAACCTCTTTCATGGCTTCATCACTTTTACCATTAAGAGCTAATTCACGAGCTTTTGATAAATTAATGTCTTTACCAGTTAAGAGCTGAGCTTCCATTTCAGCTTCTATAGAATCTTCAATATTAAGTAATGATTTGGTAGCTGCTACCATTTCATCAATTTCCATTCCCATTTGTTTGGCGGTAAATGCTGCTTTTACTAAAGCATCTTTTTGTCCACCAAATTGTATACGAGCATGATATCCGGCTTTAGCTACCGTTTCCATAACTACTTTAATGCTTAAAGCAGATTTGTTTACTTTTTTAAGTTCAACAACTTGATCAGCAAATCTTTCAACCATTTCCCCAGCATCTTGACCAGATACTTTAGCCATTTTTTGAAACTCACCTAATGTATCTGCAGAATATCCTGCGAATACATTTAATCGCATAAATGTGTTAAGGGTTTTCCCGCCTAATTTTTCAGTAGTTTCTAATGCTCCTTGAATAGCGGTAGCAGATTCTACGGCTTGAGCATTAGTAATTCCCATTCCTGCTCCTATACCTCGAGCAGCTCCAGCAAGTTTATTAGCAGCACCCTGAGCTATTCCTAGACTTCGAGCCATGCCAACATTTTGGTCACTTATTTTTTTAGCTGCTTCTTGTCCTTTTTCAAATCCTTCTTTGATTTTATTGACTAATCCTAAAATCATTCCAAAAACAGCTCCAGGCATTGCTGCTGCTAGTGTTTTAGCCATTGTAGCTGCTACTCTAAGTTTACCAGCTAATCCTAAAGCGGCTTTACCACCATCTGTTAATTTATGAGCTAAATCTTCTCCTTTTTTAGTAGCTTTTCCAAGTGCATCTGCTACTCTAGTTCCTCCTAATCCTATTTTTCCTAATACTTTTTCAGAGGCTTTAAGGGTGTTACCAAAAAGACCCATAGATTTATTTAAGTTGCGTTGACGACGTTCAGATTCATCAATTTTACCACTTATTTTATCTTGAGTATTAGAACTTTCTTCTAATTTTTCATTCATCTCATCAACAGAGCCATTAAACCCTCGTTGAGAAGAAGTCATTTTATCGATAGATGCAGCTAGATTCTTAATTGTTTTATTGAGTTGCCCCATTAAACCTATTAAATCTTTTGCTTCTTTACTATCCATAAAAGTATATTTTATTATAAATATTAAAAGGCATCGCTTTTACGATGCCTTTATTGTTGAAATAATTTTTTATTTGGGTTGGATATATCTACTGGGGTAAATTTAGTAGACTTACCTGGGGTAGGGGAATGATTAGAGTGTTGGTTTGAAGACTCGCTTTGTTTATCATAGAAATCCTGTATTCGTTTAAATGTAAAATTCCGAAGCCATACAGGCATATCATAAACCGTATCATAGTCAAATCCACCCTTACCATGAAATACTATTTCATGTATTTGAGTAAATATATGAACTCTATAATCAGATGTCAGGCCAAAAAAAGTCAGTTGTAATTGGGATGCTGACTCCCTCCTCTGAGCCGTTATCTCCCTCAAAATTAAATGTTAGATCAACATCTGGTTGGATTTGTTTAATATATTCTCTAAATGCTCTTGAGTCTCTAGCTAAGAAGTTATTATCTACAAATTCTCTAATACTTGAATTATCATCATCTCCATTAATTGAAAGAATCATATGTTTAAAACGAGTAGTTAATTCAGGATTAGTATTTTTAAATGCTTTTTTTAATCCTTTTAATTCATTTTCAATTAATTTTTCATCACTTTGAGTTAGCAATTTAAAAGTAATTTCAAATTTAGAAAAAGGTAATGTAAATTTAAATTTATTAATATTAGGAGTTAATAAATTCTTTTCATCTAATTCTTTAGATTCAATCTTAGATAAATCTACTGTTACTTTTTCTCCATCGTAGTCAAAAGAATAATCAGATCCATATCCTAAAATACGAGCTGCTACTAATAATGCGTTTTTATCACCCGTTATTAAATCATCATAATTGATTTTAGAAACAATTAGAGACTGTAATAGTTTATCAATTACAATACCTTGTTTAATAAAATTTTGGTTGGTTAAAATGTCTTCCTCTCTAGCGGTCATGTATTTCATTTCTATCTTACCGCTTGATAGAGGATTTTCTTTTGGATATATTAAACCTTTAGAAGGTAATTCAATAACCTCAGATGGGAATTTTGGCTTTTCACTCATAGATTTTTTATTTAATTAAAACTTTTATATTCAAATATAAATATATAAGAAAATACAAAGGTATAAAAAAAGCCCACATTTCTGTGAGCTCTTTTGAAAAATATTGTTTTGAATTAGTAGTTCAATATACAGTAATCCATACCTAATGATAAAGTTAGGTTTTGGGCAGCAGCTTCGTTATCCCAATTATATTCACCAAATTCAGCTGACTTGATGAATGCACCTTTAATAATCCACTCACTTACTATATCACCTACAGGGCCTAGGATTTCAATTTTTACATCTTTTTTATAAAAATCGGAGTATCCGTCGCGACCTGTTACTGATTCGTGGTGTAAACGTACCCATTCCATTACTGCTTGAGCACCTGATGGAGTGATCGGATCGAATAATGTTAATGATAAGTCATTCCATTTTAATTTACCTTTAATTTTACGGTAAATGTTAATGTGGTTTAATATAATTTCGTCTTGTGCGAAACCCATACCACTTACTGCTTTTATAATATAACTCGGGATGCCATTAACGTACATATAGAACCTATTCTGTAGTTTTGGTTCAAACGCCGAGAAAAATATTTCGTTAGAATTTAATATTGCCATGTCTTTACTTTATTATCAGTTATAAATATTATATTTTTAAATTCTTATGCAGGGAATGTAGCTCCAGTTGGTAATATGTTAAAGTCTAGAATAATAAATTCTGCAGTCTTAGTAGGTTGGAGATAAATAGCTCCTCTTAATTGATTTCTATCTACTACGTCTGGTGTATTATTACTTTCATCCATTACTACTTTATAAGCGTATAAACCTTGACGTTGTTGTACACTTTCTAAATATGGGTTCACTTGTGCTAAGAAGTTATTTCTAGTAGCTAATGTATTTTGTTCAAATACTAATGTGTTAGATATATTAGAAATAGTGTTTTTAAGAGTAATTAACAAACGACGAACATTTACACGATCTAAAGCTGATGATTTAGTTTGTAATGTTTTCTGACCAAATACTACAACTCCAGTTGCTGGGAATGTAGCGATTGGGTTAATCTTACCAGTGTATAAACTATCGCGATCTGCGGAAGTTAATTTTCTTTCAGCTAGTACTACTTGGCTTAAACCACCACGATTAATACCGGCAGGTGCAAACCATGGAGCAGATACATTATCGCTATAAGCATATACACCTGGAATTACAGTAGAGGCAGGAACCCATACTAAATTTTGAGTGTCAGGGTCTACAATTTGAACCCAAGGCCAATATGCGGCTGCGTAGCTAGTGTTTAAAGTTGAAGCTTGGGCTTTAACTGTAGACACGTTTTGTCCGTATTTTACTAAGTCAATAACTGCAATAGCATCACCTCTGTTTTGAGTGTTATTGATTAATATATTCAATGGGATATTATGGCCTGTTTCAGCGCGCATTAATCCAGGAGCAGTAATAACATTGTATTTATAATCATCTTTATTTGCTAAAACGGCAAACGATTGAGTATAATCATTTGGGCTTATCCCTTGGATATTAGAACCACCCATATTTTCATAGAATTTAGCTTCATAAGTAGGAATAGTATTTCCAGTTGCTCCACCAAGTGCACCACTTTGAGCTATAGGAATAGAACCAGTATATGATACAATTGCTGTTCCTGTGTTGTCAAAGTAATTAGGAGTTCTTTGGCTTACACTTTTTACTCTTACGTACTTACTACTTACAGGATAGCTACCTGATACTTGTAGGTATGGGTTTAAGTTTTCGTCTAAACGAATATTGTATATTTGGTTACCAATTACTTTTTCAATGTAATTGTTTTGGTTAGGATCTAATGAAAGATTAGACCAAGTTTCCAAAATAGTAGGAGTATTAAAGGTATCATCTCCTCTTCTAATTAATAATGTAAATGTTCCAGATGCTGTGTTAGGTGCTTGAATCTCCCAACGAACATTGCTGGTGCTACCACTAGGTAATGAAGAAGATACTTCAGTACTATCACTATTACCAATAGTACCATCAGTAAGATATTCTAATGTGAACATATTACCACCAATAGTACTACCACTTACATTAGAACTTGATGCAGGGGTAAATGAACCACTTGCAACACGAGTAACTAATAAGCTAGTACCACCATTGTTAAAATAATTGTATGCAGATAACGCTGTTAAATAATTGTAAGTACCACCTCCGCTAATAAAATAACCTCCGAAATTTTGTAAATAATCAGAATAAGTGGTTACTATTTTTGGGATACCTACTTTACCCAACAGAGTTGGACCAACAATAGCTGCACCAATAGGTGCAGGGGTTGCAGAAACAAAAGATTGATCGTTCTCTCTTGCTAAAACACCAGGGGATATTAAAGTTTCGGCCATGTTTTATATGTTTTTTTATGATAAATATGGCGAACTATCTTCAAAGTTTAGACCTTAGGTAAAAATTCCCCAGTTTCTAAACTTATAGTTCCTTCACCATATTTAACTTTCATTTGTTCAACCAAATTAAGTTCTTGGTTTTTTAAATTATTAAATTCGGTTTTTAATTTTTCTTTATCTTCACTTAAACTGATAAATTCAATTTCAATTCTTCCTAAATTTAAAGATACTTGATTGTATTTGTTTTTAAGATCTTTAAGTGAAGTTAATTCTTCGGGAGTTAAAACTTTTTTTTCCATAAATTATTTTTATTATAAATATATTAAAACTTATACTCCATCAAACCCTGGTGAAGGAGGATCTTCAAAGTTTACAGGGTATTGAGGTACAACTGGGTATTGAAGAGGTACATTAGAGTATGGGTCTGTAGTTTCGTTAGGATTTAAAACAGTTTCTAAAGAGAATACTACTGATGTTTGATCTGGGAGTTTTTTAATGGATTGTAAATCCTTATTAATTATATCTGGGATGATATATCCATACATAGTAATGTTAAATTCAGTTTGAACTAATCTTTCTTCCCCTTGATTGATAGAGTTATTAGTAGTAAAAGATGTAATTCTAGCTCTAAATTTAAATCTTGCTGGGTCACCCCAATATGCTTCAGATGCATAGTTAATTGCTTCAACAATTTTATTCATTTGCTCCATGTAGTATGTTGACACTATGCATTTATATGTTAATGTTACATAATCAGGAACAACTATAGCATATTGAGTTTTTTGAGGTATTCTATTATTTAATACACCAAAATTATCATATGCATTTTCTTTTCCATATGTTTTAGTAGAAATACTGTAGTTATGAGGAAAGTTAGCATCTAGTTTATTTGCAATGCTAAAATTCTTTTCCATAGACTCTCTCCTATACATTATAAGAGGAGCCATTATTTTATCATTTTGATCTCGATAATATCCATCTGCTTGAACCGCCTTCCATCTTTCAGGGCTACCATAAATTATAGGAACCGGAATTTGAGTATTATTTTGATATACAGAAGGTTTAATAACATTTGCAAAATAATAATAAATAGCTTCATCTATATCTTGGATACCAACACTAAATGGTTTTGTAGTATCTCCTTTAAATGATAATTGATTTGCTCTATTTAAAGGATTTATATTATTAGTAGAATCATTTGTATTACCATATTGAGAACTGTAAGGATTTATCTGCTCATTACTAAGTTCTTTTTGTGTTTTTGGTATGGGTTTTCTAGCAGGCATTAGATTCTAGCTTTAGTTAAACTGTATTTGTCAGATGGGATTAGTTGTCCTTGACATATAATTGAGATACTGGATCCAAAATTTTCTAATCCTGGGTTAAGTGGGTTAGGAGAATATGGGTATTCTTCAGATTTACCAGAAAATAATTGATTTTCTTGAATATTATCTAGTTCAAAAAAACTTTCATACCACATAATTATATCCCCTACCTCAGGTACAACTTGTGCATCTTTTAAATCATCTCGAAATAAATTAAAGGTCATAGTTCTTGTAATGTTAGGACCTAAATCACTTGATCCCCATATCTGATCATTTCTTTGGATTAAACAATTTAAAAGAACAGGAGTAAAGAAGTATTTATCTATAGCTTCACCATATATATTAACTTTATTTTTTCCATAATTATACTTATAGTATGCTATTTGTTGAGTAATAATATCCCCTAATAATTCTCGATTAAGGTTTCTAAATAAGCTGATATCTCTTGCTCCACCAAATAAAGCCATGTTATCCTATATAAATTAAGTAAGGGGTTTGTTGTAATTCTTTTAATCTAGCATCTGTTTCTAAAGATTTTCTTTCTAGTATTTTTTCCCTAGAAGTTTCTTCTAAATAGAGTTTTAATTTTTCAACTAAAGCAGTTTTTTCAGCAGTAGCAGCATTTATAAGATCACTTTGATTTAATGTTACTTCTGAGTTAGGAATAGGGATGGTTGAATATTTACCTCTAATATATCCTAACATTTCTTTACATAATGCTAATGTATATTCAAATATCCATTGGCGACCAATAGAATTAATTTGTCCATAAATCGGATTTGCAAAGGGTACATTAGAAACATTAGTAACTAATCCTGATCCAGAAGGAGCAACCGGGGTATTTTTTTCAGATTTAAGATAATACTCAAACCATAATCTTACTCCATTTTCTCCTTCTTCAGGTATAGGAAATAATCGTAATTTATTATTTCTAAGTTCAAAAGATATTTGTGATCTTCTTACTAAATCATTCATTTCAATTTCTTGAATCTTTTGAATATCAAAATAAATAGGATATAATGTAGCTGTGTTGGCTATACCATAGTTAGCCCAACCAAAGTCATTTAATATATTTAAATATTCATTACCAGCTCCAATATAAGGATCTAAGTATCTTACAGAAGCAGGAATTTGATTTCTAAATAAACGAGTTATTGTAATATCTTGGCCTGATAGGCTTTGGGAAACAGCCCATTCATTTAAATCATAATCTTGAACATGTTCTTTAAGTATTATAGATCCTGAGTAGAAATTGACGTCTCCTCCTACGTTAGCTTCAATCCCATATTGTTCAGAAATACGAATAATTCCTCCTTGGTTAGGACGAATTAATGAGTGATTTAATACGGATGCAGTAGTAAATCCTTCTATATCAAGATAATCTTGTCTAACTTTATATGCATAAACTAAATTTCCATATGTAGTAATTGCTTCTTCAAATGCTGTATAAAAGTTTAAATCTTGGAGTTCAACATCAACTAATGGATATCCTAATCGACGAGCACAAAATGTTACTATTTTATCAGCATCAATTTGAAAATCATAATCATAGTCATAAAATCCAAAAGGTGTATTACCAGGGATAAATGAACTTGAACCAGGATATATTGGGATGTTAGCCATGTGTTAGGTTTTGTTATAAATATACGAAACTATATGAATCGCACTATTCAGGAAGAGGTGGTTCTGTAATTGGGGGTTCAATAGAAATATTCTCATCAATATCTTCTATTATAATAGATTCTTGATATTGTTGTCCATATAATTCTAAAGCAATAATAAGTTCTTCTTTAGTGCTGTAAAAAAATAACTTAGGTTGTCCGGTTGTTATTTGCCATTCTTCTTCTATTGATCCATAATGGAATACATCTATTTCATTTGTTGCTAAGTACCATTTTATCATATTTGTCCTCCGTCTACTATTGTCCAACTATTAGGTGGTGATGTTAATATTGCTCTTGAAGCTGAGGCAGCGGATGTGTATTTAATTGTTCCAAAATCAATTGATATGTTAGGTTTAACAGATTGGGAAGCCCATCCTATTAAAATATCATCATAGTTTAAAGTTGAATAATCATTAAATGTTTTACTTGTCATAAATGAAGATGCATTTGACATTGAGGTTATTTTCCATCCTCCTAAAGGTTGATTAAAAGAAATAGCATTTAAAAATGTTTGACTAGCATTTGTTAAGTTAATTGTATTCCAATTTCGAATAGAATTACTTCCACTATTATTAAATTGACTAGCACTTCTAGGTAAACCATAATTGTAAAATAAACCTAAAGATGATGTAAGAGCAGATACATTCCATAAACCTACTTCTTGGTTAAAATATGGTTGGCCAGTGAACATGAATCCCATGTCTCTTACTTTACTTACATTCCAATTTTTAATAGAAGGATCTCCACCATTATTAAATACACCATCTCTAGGCATACTACTTGGGTGGTTAAACATATGAAACATATTTGTAACATTTGATGTATCCCAAGATCCTATATTTTGGTTAAAATTAGATTGCCCTGCGAATAAATAAGACATATCGGTTACTTTGCTGGTATTCCAATTATTTAATGGTTGGTTAAATGAACCAGTAGTTGCTCCATAAAACACAGCTAACATTGCATTCATTGCTGTAACATTTCCAACATTCCAACTCCCAATAGGTTGATTAAATTGTGGCGCCCCATAAAACATAGCAAACATATTAGAAGCACTAGCTACATTCCAATTTTTAATAGAATCACTTCCTCCATTATTAAATGAGCTAGTTCGAGTAGCACTTGCACCAGCAAATGCATAATAAAATGATCTTACTTTACTGACATCCCAAGATCCTATATTTTGGTTAAAAGCATAGGCCGAGTAAAACATAGTTGTCATATCTACTAAATTAGGTGTAGTCCAACTATTTATCGGCTGGTTAAAACGAGAAGCAGAAGAAAACATAGATGACATGCTGATAGCTGATATTGGTCTCCAGTTATCTAAAGGTTGGTTAAAATTACTATAGCCAAACATAAAGCTAAAATTACTAGCACTACTTACATTCCAACTTTCAATAGGTTGATTAAAATTAGAATTATATAAAAATGTTTGACTAAATGAGGTTACTTTACTAGTATCCCAATTTTTAATAGAATCACTTCCTCCATTATTAAATGAGTGAGTAAAAGTAGCATTTGCTGATCCAAGCATATTAGCCATATTAGTAGCATTACTTGTATTCCAATTACCTATATTTTGATTAAATCTATAGGTAGTATAAAAAGTTTGACCCATATTACCTACTTTACTAGTATCCCATTGATCAAGTCTACTAATAGTAGTAAGTAACGAACATGATCTAAATGTAGCTGAGAGAGAAGCACTAAGTGTTGGGTTTAGATGTTTAGTGTAAAGATTTGGGGTATCAGATATATTATTTAAAGTTAAAGCATCGCATCCATAAAATTGGGCTCCCTGGGATGATAGTTTTAACCCACCCCACTGTGATATATTGATTATTTTACGTCTATCTCTACCATTATTAAAAGACCACCCATTAATATGGCCACTCATAGTTACATTATAAGTTCCAGCAGTAGCATAAGAATGTGTTACTTCAGGTTGTAAAGCAGATGATATTGAGCTACTAGTGTTATCGCCCCAATACACCATAAAATTATATGAACCACTTACAGTTAATGGTAATACAATTTGATTAGCAGCACTTGAAGTTTGAGATAAATTATCCGTCTTCCATGTTGATATGAAAGGTTTAGGTTTTGAATTTACTACACTTCTATTTGCTCTAGCCATGATTACTGAGTTATCCAGTATTCTACTCTTGTTCCTTTAACCCATTCAGCATAAATTATATTTAGGGTATTTGGGACATAAATTCCATTACTTACTACTACCCAAGTTGCAGGCACAGATGGTGCTATTGTGTGGTTGTGGTATATTTTTTGTACTACTCCAATTTGTGCTCCCGTTAAATCATTTGTTAAACTTCCAGTTGCAGGTGCGTCCCATTCATTATATACTGTTGTATTTACAAATGATATTACTGTTCCCGTACCTGGTATAGCTCCAGTAACACCTTGTATACCTTGTGGTCCGGGTGAATTTACTTGGATAATATCTGTTACAGGTTGTACTACTGTTAGTTGATTATTATCAGTATCATTAACAACAACATTGTTAGTGGTTAAATTTACTACTATTCTATTTGAGTTATCAGCCATATATTAAAAGAATGTTAGTTGTCTCCAGAATACAGAATCTGAATGTCTTGCTATATATAGATATTTTAAATTATCTTCTGTTCTTACCATCCACATTCTTCGACCTTGACGAGTTGTAGACATACCTGCAGGTATTTGGCCTGCGTTATGGGTTACATCTAAATCAACATCTAAATAATATAGACGAGCGTTGGCGTTAGTTTGGATATATAATCTACTTTCTCCATCGTAAGCATACATTGTACCTGTTGTTAGTACCTCACCTATTTGTACACCTAATAAAGATGCTCTTGGGAATTCAAGTTGCATAGTATTAATGTTATATTTAGTATATCTTGTAGTAGAGTTACCTTCAAATAAGTAAATATATTTTCCTCTATTAGCAGCAGAACCTGATGGTCCGTATCCATAAATCCATTTTAGTTCTCCTCCTGTTGTTCTTAGAGCATTAGGTATAATACTATAAACACTTGTTGAATCAAAAGCAGTTGTTAATGCTACAGTAAGAGTATTACTAGTATTAGCAGTAATAATATATTCATTACCTACGTTTGTTCCAGCTGAAATTCTTAAACGAGCACCCGCCCAAAAGTTAGAAGGCCAGTTTTTATTACTATCAGTTAACACAGTAGTAGTACCAGAAGTACATACACCATGTCCCCAAGTTGAAGCCATACTTGATGTAGTAAAAATATTAGCAGTAGCTGTAGCATTTGCACTTATAGACATTGATATAAACTGAGGAGCTGTAGGTGCTATATCAAATGATCTATAAAATGTACCTGCAGGGATACCTGATCCTGTAATTGGGGCTCCTAATGGTAAAGCTAAAACACTCGCTGATAAACTAGCTGTTACATATACAAATGGTGCTCCATTGACTGTACTTCCAGATACAAAATAAGTACTACCAGTATAAGGAGCTGGGTCTAATCCATAACTCGCCTGGAATGAGGCAGATGAAATAATATTATATCCCCAAATTGCTCCTGCTATTGTAGCAGGAAGGACTGAGTTTAATGTTAATGATTGGGATGTATTACTAGCTATTAAGCGATAATAAGTAGTAGGACTTTGAGCTGTGTTATTCCATATTTGTAGTACTTTACCAACATGCTCATTTGTTATCCAGTTTTTAGACACATCAAAAATTGGAGAAGTAGTATGAGAGTTTAATGTAGCATTAGCTGAAGGTGTACTGCTCATACCATAAGTAAATTGGGTAGGGCCTGTGCCTGCTGTTAATGCAGTAGATAAAGGGTATGAACTTGTTACTACAAAAAATCCATTATAAAAAGATGCATCAGCTCCTAAAGCCCCAGATACAAAGATTCTATCTCCATCTTTAAAAGAATGGTTAGCAATTGTTGTTACAGTTGCTACTGCTCCAGTTCTAGTAATAGTAGAAATTGGAAATTTCATTTCAGTACTAGAAGAATATTGAGCATATGCTATATTAGTAGTACCCCAATCAAATACTTGAGAAGGAGACCACGAATTACTTTCATCTGAGTATTGGGCTAATGTAGCATTAGCTGCCCCCATCATATAATACTTATCATCATCAGGTACTATGTCATATAAATTACTAGCACTTAATGGAAAATCCCAGTCATGACCTATAGTGATAGTATTATTAGTATTTCTAATAATAGTATGTTCTTGACCATTAGTTAAATTTCTAACTTTATAATTATTAAATTGGTCTGGGGTCCAAGTTTTAGTGCTATCAGTAAATGAACGAGATGAAGCAGATGTTATAGATCCTGTGTCATATGCTGCTACAATTGTACTATCAATCCCTTCAATATATAATTCAGAAGCAGCAGTATATGAAGGTATAACTCCAGTTTGACTATGGGCTGAGAACCATTGGCCTCTAAGTGGTTCCCACCAATAATGGGTAAAGAATGAACCAGCTGTTGTATTAGTAATATAATGTAATGTTCCACATTTAACCACACATTCACTTGTAATATCTAAAGTAGTAGTTAAGGGTAAATCTAAAGTTATAACACTAGATTCAATGACTGCTCTTGAACCATAAGAAGTGCTAGGTGTTAAGAAAGAAGAATCCCAACCATGATTATAAGCATTATGAGTATCTATAGCATGCCAGTTAGCATCTGCAAAGTATAAGGTATCATTATTATTATAAAGAATAGTTCTTACAAAATATTGCTGTGAGGTACCTAAATAAACTCTAATTTGATAATTTCTCCATTGATTTATTCTCCATTTTTTAGATGAATCGGTTACATAACCAAGACCAGTTCCGCTATTTGCAAAGCTAGTTATTGTGAGATAGTCAAAAGTTGTTGGGTCAGACACAGCTGTTATGGTTCGTTCTTGTCCTGCTCCTAATCCATTTATAACTTTTATTTTATATCCTTTAACTGTTTCACCAGCTAAAAATGCTCCAGTAATAGTGGAACCACTTCCACTTATGGCGTAAGTATGATAACCATCATCTACTTTCCAAGTACCAGTACATGTACTAGTTACACCAACAGGTACACCTGCATTTAGATAAGACCATGAGTCTGAGTATGTATCATATCTAAAAAAGTCAGTGTTGTTAATAGCATATATATATTGGTTACCACTACCTGTTAATGGAGGTAAAATAAATGTATTGGTTGCAGCTGTGGTGAATGGAAGATATCTCATCCATTCCCATATTGGTTGGTCTACTATTTTTCTAAGTCTGTTTACTAATGCCATATTAACTGAATGTTAAATTATTTCTTAATGCTATATATGCTTGTCTTGATCCTAATACGAAGTAATGTTCTGCTGGGGTGATTGTGGAGTTAGCTCCACCCAAATATGTTAAATTATGGTTAACAATAGTTTGAGGAACAGTTACAACTTCTATCCTTTGTAAGCCTGTAGAGTTTTGGTTAGCAGAAGGTTCTAATAATTTAGTTATACGTCTCATTAACTCTGTTTGTTCACCAACTAATTGTAATGTTTCATCAGAGGCAGGTATAAGAATATTATCAATGAATATTTGTAATCTTCCTTCACTTGACATTGAAGTTGTATCATAATTCAATGTTAATACATTATTTTCAATGCTACCTCCAGCATTAGGATCTGCAAAATTATAAATAATCTGGTTAGTGGTTACATTTGTAATAATCAACAGTTGTTCTAATGTTATAACATCTGTTGTGTTAAATGTAACAGTTTTAGCAGCAGCATTAAAACTATAATTTTCAAATAGTATTTTCATTGGATATTAATCTATATTGTTCCCCAGATGTACTTTTGTTTTGCAATTCAATCATAACTCGCTCAGATTGATATTGATCGTAGCAACTAAAGACTGTAGTCCATATTCTTTCTTGTAATAATTGTACTTCGTATGTTGTCATGGTAATAAATATATAAAAATTATCCTAATGCTATTGCATAAGCAATTGATAATGCTTGTAAATTAACTCCATTTTGGATTATACTTCCTGATACAGATAATGAGCCTGATATTTGTACTTCATTTCCTGCGGCATATATTAAATTACTTCTATTGCTATTGTCAGTTCCATTACCTACAATAAAAGCTGCAGGTACAGATGATGTAGCGTTCCATTGACCCTGTGCATGTTGATGGTCAGCTAATGCTATTGTTTGATAACCCTCTGCATGTGAATACGATCCTGATGCTATTGTTTCTTGGCCTTCAGCGTGTGAGTAGTCTCCTTTTGCTTGTGTATAATCTCCTTCAGCATGTGAGTAGTTTCCTATTGCTTTAGTAATACTTCCTTCGGCATGTGAGTTTTCTCCTGTTGCTATATTACCTTCTAATCCTTGAATAAGAGAACCCGTTATAGTTTGATTGCCATTAAAATTATTTGAACCCGTAGTTGCAAATGAGCCTGTTTGAGTATTTATTATAAAACTACTTGTAGCACTATTTAAAACGTAGTTTGGAGCTAAGGAGGCAGTAGATGCATATGATGATGATAAAACATTTAAAGACCCAGTATTAGCGGTTGTTAAAATATTATTACCATTTATAATGGCTGAACCACTGATGTTAACACTTCCACTAAAAATAGTTAGGCCGATATTTGTAAATGTGTTTGAGCCAGATACTATTACAGAACCTGTTACTATTAAACTTCCACTTACAGTTTGATTACCAATAAATGCATTTGATCCAGTAGTTGCAAATGACCCTGTATCAATACTACCAGAACCTGCTGGTCCTTGTGGGCCTGGGGGACCTTGAGGTCCAGTTGCGTTTACGACTATGACCCTTGCCATTATATTATCGGGTTACTTCTTTGCTTAAACTAACTTGTCCTTCTAATAATCGAGTTACTGTAGTACCTGATGTTATTTCTAAATCGTATCGTGCTGATGCGAATGTAAAAGCAGAAGCTGAAGCTGCTGATATAAAAATTCCTATTGATCCTGAAGTGGGTGGGGTTGTACCATTACTTCCACTAAAATTTAATCCTGTTCCATCGGCTGCTAATGAGCTAGATAATATAGCATATGTGATAGGATTATTATCAGCATAATTAGATCTAATCATCATTTTACCACTATATCCTGTTAAATCAATAGGAGTATTATTAGAATCTTTATATTGGATTTCAAAATTTAATGTTGATCCTTGTTCTATTGTAAATGAGTATTTTCCAGCAGCCATGAATTAGATTTTGTTATAAATATTAACAAATCTAACCTAGATTATTATAAATAGAAAATGCAGTTGTGTGGTCTTGAAGCATTAATAATATAAAGTAATCTAATTTAGAATCATCTAAATAAAAATCTCTAATCATTTGGTCAAATTCATCAACTCTAGTTTCTATAAATACTATTTTTTGAGATAAATCAGATGGATTATTAAATAAAGTAATACGTACTTTAGCATCCATAGTATCAAGTAGTTCTAAAATGTAATTTGTACCTAGTTGTGTAAATTTATTTTGTATCATGTTTTTATGATGGATATATTCCGAAACTATATTGGTTAACTTGAGGTCCATTCGCTACACTAGTACTAACTTGTAATGATATTTCAGCGCCTAGTGCAACTGATGCACTGTTAATTGTATTAGAATATAAACCAGCTGCTTGTCCTCCAGATATGTTTATTTGAATATTTGTAGCTACACCATTAACTCTAACAATAAATGTAGTAAAACTAGTAGCAACAGCGGCACCATTAGTTCTTATATAAATATTTTTTAGTAACCCGGCAAATGGAGATGCTATTTGGCGTTGTGTTTCAGTACCAGATACAGTTGTAGTTCCAAATGGTAAATATGTTACTACAGGATTTGTAAAACCCGTACCAGCATAGTTACCAAATATAGTAGAGCCGAGTAATGAAGTTGTTAATATATTTCCACTAGTATCTACACCTAACATTGCTACTTCAGTCCCGGGAAATGCTCCTGATCCTGTGTAAGCAGGTAATGCCATTTGTAGATTATTCATACTCCACCAAGCAGCTTCACCAACACTCCCAGCATTTGTGCCTTTTAATACTCTAAGTCTATCTTGATAGAGATCAATCATTGAAGCAGAAGTATAAGTACCACCAGGAGCACTGAATCCAAGTTGACCTCCTTCATTTACACTATCACGTGCTCCTAAGGTTAGTGTGTTTTCGGATGGCCCTAAACTAGATGATCCTATAACTGCACTACCTGTTATTATTATATTTTGGTTTAATGTGTTAACAAATGATGCTGTAAGTGCATTTGATGATGATAGTGCGGCAAAATTAGATATTGATGATATAGATGTGCCAAGGCTATTTCTTAATTGAATACTTCCCACAGAAAGCTGGACTATTGTAGCTCCTAGTGTATCTGAGTATGATGCTGTGAGTGCATTTGATGAAGTTATAGCTCTTGAAGAAGATATAGCTTGAGAAGCACTTTGAGCCCAACTTGAGGTTACTAGATAAGTACCGGGGTTGAGAAATGATGAAGTTGATGCAAATGAAGCGCTTGTTATTGATCCTAATAGTAAAGATGCTGTTAATGCAAATGATGATGTTATTGCTCTAGAGGCAGATATAGCTTGAGAAGCACTTTCAGCCCAAGATGCTGTTCCAAATAAACTTCCTGTTAATGACCCGGATGCTCTTAATGCTAATGAAGCTGTAAGTGTATTGATTTGGGTTAAAACTGTAGCATCGCTACTAAGTAATGCTAATCCACCAAGTGAAGAAGTTTGTAAACGTTCACCTAATTTTGTCGAATAAGAAGCAGTTAAAGCATTTGTAGCGTTATTAGCCCAAGATGCGGTCCCCTCTAAAGAAGCAGATATTCCACCTGAAGCTGTAATTGATGAGTTTGATGGGTTTATTATAATGTTTACTCCATATAAACGTTCTTCTGTAAGTGGTGAGTTAAAGGAGTCAACTGCGGTTAAATAAAAAGGAGCATTAGTAGTAGATCGTTGATTTAGTATCACGGAAGCAGTTACAGCACTAGTTGCCCACGATGCTGTTCCAATTAAAGCACCAGTTAATGACCCTGTAAATGAAGAAGTAACTGAGGTAGCATTTATCGAGCCTGTTATAGCAACGCTTCCAGTTACTCTTAATGAACCTGTTATTACAGCACTACCACTATATGGAAATGGGTTACCACTACTTCCACCTGTTAAAGCATATGATGCTGTAGTAGCAAATGAAGCAGTATCAGCATTTATTAGGTTATTATTTATTTTAGTTATATTAGCCATAAATTATCTTATTGTTCAAACCAATCATTACTTGGTCTAAATTTCATTGCCCACAAATTAGCACTTGGTGTACTTTGATAATAAATATGACCTACTACTCTTACAAATCCTGTTGTTGGTTGTGTGGTTGTCATCTCTCCAAAAATATCAGACATATATACAGGTCGCCCATAGCTGGCTGAAACAACATATGCTCCTTGGCTATTATCATCACTTACTCCTATATCACCTTCTAATAGCACATATCCTGAGCCTGTGTCTACGCATATACCCTGCATTTGTGTAGCTCTAGTTACGTTATTATTTCTTGTTTGGTACCAAGTACCATTTGTGTCTAAAAATACTAAATTGTAATTTTGCACAGATGTATGTATAGATGCTTGAATTATTTGACCTGTATATGTTGGGGTATCTACTAGTTGTTTTTGAACTTGAGCTGAGATTATATTGCGGTAGTAGAGTTGGCTATTTATGTATGTGTCGTTAGAATAATTAAGAGCTTCAAATACATTACCAGGTTCGTAAAGTACTCTATTTGTCCAATCTATACTAGCGCCTACATCGTCATATAAAAATTTGTTTTCCCAATCAACAACATTAATTCCAGTTGTAGTGTTAAGATAACCATTAATCCAATCTACCTTTGAGATAGAACCTGGGTTAGATAATATTCCATTAAGTGTATCTATTCCTCCTGTAGATCCCGATACTACTAATGAGCCTGTGATTTTAGCTGCTCCTATAAATGGGAAAGCTGATCCACCTCCTGGGGCCCAGGAAGCAGATGTAGCCCAACTAGATGTGCCTAATAAACTCCCAGTAAATGATCCTGTGAATGAAGATCCGGTTATAGTAGAGGAGGAAACACTAGTGATAAATAATTTATTTGTAGATGGGTTAAAGTTAATTATAGATGAGTCTGAGTATAGGAATGCATTTCCAAGTGCTGTGCTAGCAAAAGGTATAGGGTAGAAAGTATTAGTAGAAATATTAGGATCAATACCTATTGTAATAGAGTAATCAGCAATAGATGCTTGGGAAGATGAAATTGCTCTAGAAGATGATAATGAATAAGAAGCAGATATTACATTAGCAGCCCAACTTGCAGTACCAAATAAACTTCCTGTTATAACTGTAGGAGATCCTGCAGTGCCTATAATACCTACAGTTAATGTGTCTACAATAGGATTATAAGTGAAATTATTAAGTTCAGCATATGCAATTTGAGATCCAGTAGAAGTAACAAATAAAATTTCATATGCTCCTGGGGTTGAGCTTAAATCTGTTACTTCTATTCTTTGAGCTAAACCTGCTGTTACAGCATATGAAGCTGATGTAGCATTGGTTATACTTCCTGAAAAATAAGATGCAGTAGATGCAAAAGATGCACTTATAACATTATTAGCCCAACTTGATGTTGCTACAAAGGATGCAGTAGAAGCAAATGATGCACTAACAGCATTTAATATATAAGAAGCAGTTATGGCTTGAGATGCACTTACTGCCCAACTAGCAGTACCAAATAAACTTCCAGTAAACGATCCTGTAAATGAGGACCCAGTTATAGTAGAGGAAGATATATTAGGGACAAATAGTTTGTTAGTAGATGGGTTAAAATTAAATATTGAATCACGATTTACATCAACTG